TCATTCATAAGAACAACTAACTTTGGGTTATCATTCCATTCAACTAATATTTGACAAGCTACTATACTTTTCTTCATACTTCCTCCTCCTCAGACTCATCCCAGTAAAACAGAACATCAACACCTTGATAGGTTTTGAAAATACCTTGTGTTTCTATTCCTACTTTTTCTTGGTCAGATAATGTGCTAATAATTACCCAATTAGAATGTCCTAATTGCTCTCTGCAATCATCATCAATAACTTCAGTTATATCTCTACTCATGCTCCCTCCTCTGCTTGATAATCAGTCCAATCTAAATAGGTATGAAAGTTCCAACCTTCATCAGTTTCTTCGGCTATTTTTTCAGCCTCTTCTTTTGAGGTTGCTTTAATTGTAATTTCATATACCCCTTGTTGTATTGCTGTCACTCTATATGTTTTTTTCATACTATCTCCTTCTTTGTTGTTTAGCTTTCATTCTTCGTCTTGTTCTAGACGATGGTAAATCGTGCAAAGTTAATACTGTTCCCGGATTGCCTTTGCCTGTGTTTCGATAAGTAACTTTACTCATGCCTCAACCTCCTTTTAAGTTCTGCCTCTGCAAGTTTTAATCTTTCATTTTCTAATTCAGTATTCAAGGCGGATAGGGTCTTTAATGTTCCTACCATATGCCATAATGCTACTGTATCTTGTTTAGTTACGTCCATATTAGTTATTTCCATAAGGGTTTAGATTAGTTAGTTGATATTCTCCAGACGCTATCTTAGCCTCAGTAGTTGCTCTATCTTCGCCTAAAAACATATTTCTATATTTGCCTGTCGTGCTTGAATAGTTCCAATAAGTTTCATCAAGGACTACATGACCATCAATATGTTTTATCGCAATGACACTCTTATAGCTTTGGAATATCTCGCCATCATTGGTTGTAATAATAAACTGATTAGGGGCAGTATTATTATTAGGGGTTATCATATTTCTTACTTTCATTGTGTTATCTCCGTTATTAAGTTTTGTAAGTCTGTATCATTAGCCATCAATCCTTGAGCCACTAATTGACTTTTCAAAGATGTTTTATGGCGGTCTAGTTGTACTGTGTTTTTATCAAAGTATGTGACTATCACTTTTAATATTTTATTTTGTTTAAATTTAGTCATTTAGTTATCTCCGTTATTAAATCAATTAAATCTTTATCACTTTCCATTAGTTTTTCGGCTACCAAATAGCCTTTGAAATTTACTAAGTCTATGTCCATGTAATGTTTACCACAAAGATATTTTATCATTTGTTTTAGTAAATAATTTTGTTTACCTAATTCTAATGATATTGCTATTTCTTTATCAGTCATATTATATCTCCTCATTATTGTAAAAGAATTTTAAATCATCAATATCGTGATTAATTCTTTTAACTTTATTACATGGTGATATTTTATAAGTTAGTGGTTGGGTAACTTTTCCATGTTCTAAAGTATTTTCTATTATTAAACTTTTTGCCTCTTCAATGGTATTAGCCTCAACTTCATATTCGTTGTAGATTTCTTCAACCATTTCAATTTTAAACTTAGTCATTTAAAAATCCTCCTGTAAGATTGCCTCAACCAATTTATCATTACGTTTTAACAAAGCTTCTTTTAAAGCTTCATTTTCTAATGCAATAGATGGTTGAATAAGATGTTCTCCACATAATGCCATAAATTTAGTTTCAGTCATATTATATCTCCTGTTGTCCGGCGACTACCTCAAACGAATAGCCATAACTTTTTAGCCTGGATATCGTGGAGTCTGTTAAAGTTTTAGTACCTGTTATCTCTGTAATCATGTTTGAAAACTCACAATCAGGATAAACATAATCAGTACCATAATTATTTTTTATAAACACTTTTAGATTTTTAGTCATTATGCCACCTCTAAAAGTTTATTAATATCTTCTTTAACATCATTTGGTATTTCATTGGTAAGCCATGCTGTACCATATTGATATGGCTTGCCGTCTAAGTCATCAAATAATAATCCAACTTTTTTAAGCTGTTCACATTCCCATGTGTAAAACTCCGCATTGTTTGGCTTTTTAATACTGTTTAAGAATGCCATTTGTTTAGGTGTTCCCGGCATGCAATCATTAAGATGGTATTGTTTCCATAAAGAATATATTTTTAAAAACAAACCATTGTTATTGAAATAGTCATAAAGACTATCTAAATTTTGTCCGCAAGAAAGATAATCTGTTTGTTTGCTATTCCAAATATTGCCACTAGCTAAAAATCTATTTCCATCAAAGTCAACCTCTATGGTTACAAGGTTAACTTTCCTGCCTGTGTTGTTGTAGTCAATTTTTCCAAAGTTAAAAGTTTTAGTCATTATTAAACCTCCTGAAAATGTTCATCTACATCAAATAATATATCTGATATATTTTGACAGCCGTTAGGCAGTTCTACATCAATATTAAACTCTTTTAGTTTAGAGTTTATTTTGTCCCTAAGATGTATCATGTCTATGATGTTGTCTCTTAGTTGTTCATATTGTTTGTTAGTCATTTAGTAACTCCTTAGTTGTTAATATGGTTATAACTTTATAGTAAACATCAGGGAATGTCAAAGGACTACTTAGACTTTGTAGTTATAGAAGAATGAATTATATATAAGAATTTAATCTAATAAGTATATTGACATTAGCCTAGAAATCAGGACAATAGACTATATAGCTTTTAACAAACAACTAGGAGGAAAGAAGTTATGACTAAAAAACAATATCAACCAAAAGAAGATTACCAAGACTACATAGTCGATGAAGGGACACATAGTTTAATAGCTATGTATCTAATAGATAAAGGGATTGCTAGTACTAGAGCTAATGTAATAGCTGAAGTAGTTAGAGATTGCTTTAAGGCGGTAACTCCACTAGATAACTATAATAGTAAATTAGTTTCTGAGTTGTTACCTGAGATATTTACTTTAGGTAAATTTTATAATGACGTTTACGGAGATGGTACTTATCCATTCCATGAGAATGTAAAGGAGGTTAAAAAGGTTTAAAGGTTCACTCCTAGACTTCCTAAGCATGAAGTTAAACTGCTTAACTATTGAATAACCTGTGGATAACTTTAAACTGCATACTTTTATTGTTAGCAATAATAATTAATGGGCGACAAAGGAGCACCTTGATATACGAGCTCTGCGAGTATGTTAGCTATATGGTTGGAGCATACAAGTACTCCCAAGACCTACCAAGTTTTTAGAGTTATATGCTAACTTCATAACACTTCAAAGACTAGTAAATCTCATCAACTAGTTTTAGATTGGTTAGTTCTTCGTAGAACTTTAGAGTTCTTCCAAGTCTTTCTAGTCTTTTCGTTTCTTCCAATGTCTTTAGAGTCTGCCAAGTCTCTAAAGTCTTGTTAGTCTTGTAGGGGTTGCTCACAGAGTACTCCAAAGGCTATGGGGTACGCAGGTGACCACCCCCCTCCACCCATATATCTATAGCATACTCATACATTTTAAAGACTTTTCAGGGTATACCAGTTCTGCCTCAACCTTTATAAAACTAGTTTACATCCGGCTATAAAATATCCCTAATCTTTATAGACTAGTCATAGTTTTCTGGGAGGTAAATATAAGAACTTTAAAGTGCTTTGGAGGGTCTCTATATCTATATATTGACCCGGGGGGACACTAAAGTTATTATAGCTTCCAGATTGCATTCTGTCAAGAACTTTTTAAATAACTTGACAAATCTTGTATCCATCACTATACTATTATTATGGCAATACTACCAACAGTCGTCAATGACTCTAAAAGAGAACTCACTGAGAAACAGCAATCGTTTCTAGAGCATCTCGTTGAGACTCAAGGTGATGCTAAAAAGGCTGCTGAACTTGCAGGGTACAAGAGTCATTATCACCATGTGGTTAAGACTTTGAAGACTGAGATACTTGAGTTGACTCAAGAGGTCTTAGCAAACTCCGCACCACGAGCAGCCTTTAAGCTTGTTGAGATAATGGACTCTTCTAAACCCGTTATCCAAGCTAATAATAAACTTGCAGCAGCTCAAACGCTACTTGATAGGGTTGGAGTTACTAAAGTTGATAAGGTAGATGTTAACCATACAGTGAACAGTGGTATCTTTTTGATGCCTGACAAAGCACCTTTAGACCTACCCGAGGACCAATATGAAGATATTTCTAACTGAGATGGAAGATGAAGGTAAACGCTATGCAGGACCTAATATACTTGCACCGGATTGGGAAGAAGCTGAACAAGCTGCTAAGTACAACAACCTAATCTTAGTTGGTGAGTTTGTTGAAATAGTAACTCAAGGTGGTGTTATGCACTATGTTGAAGAGAAAGAAGCAGTTGAGGTATTACACTAATGACTAAAAAGAAAGACTCAAGGCTGGAAAAAGCTGGAGTAAGTGGTTATAATAAACCTAAGCGTACTCCTAAGCATCCAACTAAGTCGCATGTTGTTGTTGCTAAAGAAGGTGACAAGATTAAATTAATTAGGTTTGGTCAGCAGGGTAAAAAGGTAGGTACACTAAAAGGTACAGCAGGTCCACCTAAGAAAGGTGAGTCTGCTAGAATGAAAGCCAAGCGTAAGTCTTTCAAAGCTCGTCATGCTAAGAATATTGCTAAAGGCAAGATGTCAGCAGCATGGTGGGCAGATAAGGTAAAATGGTAATGCGATACTATAGCGATTTAAAAAAGTTAAAGTTAGTTCCAAAGAAGAAACAATTTAACAATATGTTAACAGTTAGTTTACTTGTTGTTTGTTTGTTTTTATTTGCTAACATAGTTTACTAGCATGGCATATTCACAACAAGTAGTGGACAGGTTTGAAAGTGTTTTAAACAATCCTGAAAAGCATGCGGTTGGTAGGTTTGACCCTAACGACCCTAATGTAGCTACCGGTTTAACTGGAGCTCCTGCTTGTGGAGATGTTATGAAGTTACAACTAAAGTTGGATGATGATGTTATTACAGATGTTAAGTTTAAAACTTATGGATGCGGTTCAGCGATAGCATCTAGTACAATGTTTGTTGATATGTTAAAAGGTAAAACTATAGCTGAAGCAAAGCAGATAAAAGATAAAGATATTGCTGCAGCTTTAGAACTGCCTTCTATTAAGTTACATTGCAGTGTTTTAGCAGAAGAAAGTATTCACAGAGCTATAACAGACTGGGAAGCTAAAGTACAACATAGACAACATAATCAGCCAGAACGCTGGGAAGACCCTAACGGTTACGGTTACTAATGCCACACGCAGGACATTTTGGAGTAAAATCAGCAGCCAAACGCAATAGGATGGCTCGTAATAAAGCTAGAGCTAAACAAGTGTCAGATACACAGTTTAGCGATAACTGGGATAAAATTTTTGGAGGTAAAGATGCCAAGGAAGAAAACAACAAAAAAGAAAAGTAAATCTCGAGTTAATGAGGCTGGAAACTATACGAAGCCTACTATGCGTAAGAGGCTTTTTGAGAAGATTAAAGCTGGTTCCAAAGGGGGTAAACCCGGGCAATGGTCAGCTCGAAAAGCCCAGCTATTAGCATCCGAGTATAAAAAGAAAGGCGGTGGCTATAAATAATGGCTAAGTCTAGAGCACAACAAGCAGCCATAGCAATAGCTAAAAAGAAATCAGGAAAATATAACAAACAAGGAAAACGTACTGCACCTTATGTCAAAAAGAAAAGACCCAAAAGTAGGAACAGGTAAAAAGCCTAAGGGTAGCGGTAGACGTTTATATACCGATGAGAACCCAAAAGATACAGTTAGTATCAAGTATGCAACACCTGCTGATGCTCGTGCTACTGTCGCAAAAGTTAAAAGGATTAAAAAACCGTATGCTCGTAAGATTCAAATACTTACTGTACTTGAGCAAAGAGCCAAGGTACAAGGTAAAACAGAACAAGCAAATATCGCTAAACGAGGGAAAGAAGCAATAAGGAAACAACATGGCACTAAAAAAAAGTCAACGTAGTCTAAAGGATTGGTCTAAACAAAAGTGGAGAACTAAGAGTGGTAAAAAATCCTCGGAAACTGGGGAACGCTATTTACCTGAAAAAGCTATCAAAGCCTTATCGCCACAAGAGTATGCAGCATCAACGAGAAAGAAAAGAGCCGATACCAAGAAAGGTAAACAGTTCTCTAAGCAACCAAAACGAATTGCTAAAAAAACAAGAAAGTACAGAAAGACAAGTTAAGAATATGAAGTTAGTTCCAGACGATTACAAAAGACGTACTTCATCTACAGTACCTTTTGGTTATGAAGATGATGGACTAATAGAAGGTTATTTAAAAGCTATTCCACAAGAACTAGATGTGCTAAGAGAAGTAGCTGAATCAGTTTATTTAGGTGAGATTAGTTTAGGTGTAGGTGTTGATTGGTTAGAAGCAGAAACCGGTAGGTCTATGTCTAAAATGGGTTTGAAAAAATACGTAGATAAGAAGTATGGAAGACTGGGAAAAAAATCCTGAAAAGTACTTGACAAACCCAGATGGGAGCTATATACTTAATAAAGACGGTAAACCACGTAAAAAAGGTGGTAGACCAAAGAACTCAGAACTTTCTGATGTACAACTTGCTATTAAAGCTAAAAAGCAATTAGTAAGTAAAAATAAGAAAGTTAAAAAGCTAACGAGACATTTAGCTAAGATAAAAAGAGAAACTGAAGCTGAAGAAAAAGCTTTAACATCTAATGTTTTATCAAAGGAAGATACTAAAGCTCTTCCAGAAGAAATACAAAAGCATTTAGATGATACTGGTTCGCATGTGGCATTTATGCCTAACGATGGACCACAAACAGATTTCTTAGCTGCATCCGAAAAAGATGTTTTATACGGAGGTGCAGCAGGTGGGGGAAAGAGCTTTGCAATGGTTATCGACCCACTAAGGTATTGCCACATTGGTGCTCATAGAGCATTAATACTAAGAAGGTCAATGCCAGAGCTTAGGGAGCTTATAGATAAATCTCGTGAACTGTACCCAAAAGCATTTAAGGGTGCTAAGTTCAAAGAAGTAGAGAAGCTATGGCAATTCCCTAGTGGAGCTAAGATAGAGTTTGGATTTTTAGAAAGAGATGCAGACGTATATCGTTATCAAGGTCAAGCATATAGTTGGATTGGTTTTGATGAGATTACGCATTTACCAACAGAGTTTGGTTGGAATTATCTAGCATCTAGGTTAAGAACAACAGACCCAGAGCTACCAACATTTTTGCGATGTACAGCAAACCCCGGAGGAGTTGGAGCACAATGGGTTAAAAAGAGATACGTTGACCCGTCTGATGAAAATAAAACTTTCGTTGGTACAGACGGTTTAACAAGGAAGTTTATTCCAGCAAGATTACAGGATAACCCGTTTCTTGCAGAGGATGGCGAGTATGAACGCATGTTACTTTCTTTACCTCCAGTACAGCGTAAGCAGTTACTTGAGGGTAATTGGAATATAAGTGAAGGTGCAGCGTTTGCAGAATTTGAACCCGACATCCATGTTATAACACCTTTTGAAATACCTACATGGTGGGAAAGATTAAAAGGCATTGACTACGGATACGCTTCTGAGAGTTGTTGCTTATGGGCTGCGATTGACCCCGAAGACAAGACCATCATCATATATAGAGAGTTATACGAAAAAGGTCTTACAGGGGAAGCTCTCGGTGATAAGATAACAGACTTAGAAATGAATGAAGTTAAGTCAATAGGTGGTGTATTAGATACAGCAGCATGGTCTAGAACTGGTTATACTGGTCCAACGATAGGTGAAATACTTATCCAAAAAGGACACAAGTTAAGACGAGCAGACAAAAATAGATTAGCTGGTAAGATTCAAATACACGAACATTTGCGACAAGATAGGAGTACCGGTAGACCTAGATTGCAAATATTAAGTACATGTACGAATTTAATAAAAGAATTACAAAGTCTGCCTTTATCGAAGAGTAATCCTGAGGATGTGGATACTCATTCATCTGACCATGCTTACGATGCATTGCGTTACATGATTATGAGTAGACCTAAATTAGACCATCCATATGACAGGATGCTGCAGATTAAAACGAGGATGTACCAACCATCTGACGAAACATTTGGGTATTAATGGCAGAAATTGACAATACATTTTTAAGTGCTGACAACATCTACGAAGAAGTAGAAGGTGAAGCAGGTAAAACTTTAAATCTTGAAGATGACCAACGTATTAATTTAGTTGGTATTATTCAATCACGTTTTGCCCAAGCTGAAACAGCTAGAGACACAGATGAAAGACGTTGGCTTAGAGCATACGAAAACTATCGTGGTCTCTATGCAAAATCAATAAAGTTTAGAGAATCAGAAAAGTCTAGAATATTTGTTAAGATAACTAAGACAAAAGTTCTAGCAGCCTTTGGACAATTAGTAGATGTTATCTTTGGTACCGGTAAATTTCCAATAGGCATATCAGAAACTAAAATCCCAGAAGGCGAAAAAGAACACGCATACTTAGATACCCAAAATCCTAATCCCGGTTTAGAAACAACCATGCCTGATAATATAGGCAATAGATTAGAAGATGCACCAGTAGAAAGTATTTATGATGTTGGTTTTGAGGGTGATGGTAAAGTATTAAAAGCAGGAGCTACTTTAGGCACAGGCATGTTTGAAGATAGCTTAGAAGACCAAGCAGAACAATTAGGGTTAAAAGAAGGTTTAAGTCCTATCCCACAAAACTTAGAATTATCTCCAGCACAAAAGTCTGCGAGAAGAATGGAAAAACTTATCCATGACCAAATAGAAGAATCTAACGGGTCATCAGAGATAAGAAGTGCATTACTAGAGTCTGCACTATTAGGAACTGGTATTGTTAAAGGTCCATTTAATTTTAATAAAAGATTAAATAACTGGGCAATGAATGAAGAAGGTGAAAGAGAATATTCACCGTTAGATGTTAGAGTTCCTAGAATAGAGTTTGTTAGTTGTTGGGATTTTTACCCAGACCCTGCAGGTACAAGTATAGAGGAATGTGAATACGTAGTTCATCGTCATAAAATGAACAAAAGTCAATTAAGGCAACTAAGAAATATGCCTTACTTTGATAAAGATGCTATTCGTGAATGTATCCGTATGGGTGCTAATTACGAAGAAAAAGATTTTGAATATCAGTTAAAAGATGATGCACAAGTAGAGGATTATTCTTCTAACTTTGAAGTCTTAGAATACTGGGGAATCATGGATGCTGAATATGCTCGTGAAGTGGGTATAGATTTAGATGATAGCATTGATGATTTAGATGAGGTACAAATCAATGCATGGATATGTGGTGATAAATTACTAAGAGCAGTAATCAATCCATTTACTCCATACAGAATACCTTACAATGCTTTTCCATACGAAAGAAACCCTTACAACTTCTTTGGTATTGGAGTAGCAGAGAATATGGATGATTCTCAACAGATTATGAACGGTCATGCAAGGATGGCTATTGATAATCTAGCCTTAGCAGGTTCATTAGTATTTGATGTTGATGAGTCTGCTCTTGTCGGTGGACAGAATATGGAAATCTATCCCGGCAAGATATTTAGGAGACAAGCAGGAATGCCCGGACAATCTATTTACGGATTGAAGTTTCCAAACACTGCACCTGAAAATATGATGATGTTTGATAGGTTTAGGCAGTTAGCGGATGAACAAACAGGTATTCCTAGCTACTCTCACGGACAAACCGGTGTACAAAGCATGACGAGAACTGCATCAGGTATGTCTATGTTACTAGGAGCTTCAAGTTTAAATATTAAAACAGTTGTCAAGAATCTTGATGACTTTTTATTAAAGCCACTAGGTGAATCTTACTTCCAATGGAACATGCAGTTCTTTGAAGGTAACATTGATGTGGCTGGTGATTTAGAAGTTAAAGCTACTGGTACGAATAGCTTGATGCAGAAAGAAGTTAGAAGTCAAAGACTTACTATGTTCTTACAAACTGCACAAAGTCCAGCTATCGCACCGTTTGTTAAAATATCTAAATTGGTTAGTGAACTTGCCTATAGCTTAGACTTAGACCCAGAGGAAATACTAAATGACCCTGAGGAAGCAGCTATCATGGCACAGATAATAGGAATGCAAAATGCTGGACAAACAACAGGCGAAGAGACTGAACCCGATAGTCAACAGTCCCCAATGGGAGGACTTCAAGGAGTACCTCAAAGAACGCAAGAACTTGGAGTTACAGGCACTGGCGGTGGCAACATCGGAATCGGAAATGTTCCGGTTGCAGGGGAGAGTAACTTCTCTGGGAATGTTGGAGGAGCTGCCCCAGAAGGTTAAAGAAGCACTAACAAGAATAGAGGAATAATATGAAAAGTATGTTAAGAGATGACCCAGACAGAATGGCTATGCTAACAGGTGGTCAAACTAAACTTGATGCTAATAAAGACGGTAAGATTAGTGGTGAAGACTTTGCAATCCTTAAAGAAAACAAAGAAGAAAGAGAAGAAATGCAAGATGGTGGCATGATGATGGAACAGATGCCACAAGAAATGAAAGATATGCCAGAAGAAATGGATGAGCAAATGAAAAAAATGCTCATGGAAGAACAAGTTCCTGATGATGAAATGGAAGAGGACTATTTAGACTTCATAATCAATGAAGCTCTAACACCAGAAGAAGAAGATTTTTTAGTAGACCAGTTAAGAGACAACGATAGACTTAGCGAAATATTTGATAAAGTTATTGAAGTTGCTTCAGAGTTTACAGGCTCAGGTCCAGTAGAAGGACCGGGCACAGAGGTTTCTGATTCGATACCTGCAAGGTTATCGGATGGAGAGTTTGTCTTTACTGCAAAAGCTACAGAGCAACTCGGAGTAGATAAATTAATGTCTATGATGAAAGAAGCGGAAGCTGCTGCAGACGAAAGACAAGGAATGCAGGATGGGGGAATACTAAGTGAGACTACGACTACAACTCGTAGATTCGCTGACCCAACTCAAATGGAGGATGAGGAAGAAGTCATGCAAGACGAAAAAACCATCCAAGATATGAGAGGTACTAACCCAAGAATGCAATAGGAGTAAAGCTACCCGAGTAATCGGCACTTTACATTAAATCAACTTTGAAAGGCTACCTTTACAAGACAAGCCCTGCAAGTGCACACCGCAGCTACCTTGTTAAACGAAGCCCTGAGTAGGAGGTAAGAAAATGACTGAAGAAGTCTTAAAAGAAGGACAGCCAAATCCTTATAATTTACAAAAATCTTGGCATACTGGAGAGGATAAACCTTTTCAATCGGCTGAACAGCTTTACTTTGAAGACCCGTCTGAGAAGAATAAATTATTCAAATCAAATGATGTTAACGAAGCAGAGCAAGAAGGTAACGTAGAAGTTAATAGTTTGGATGCACCTAAGGATGAACCTTATAAAAAACCAGACTATAAGAAACGCTACGATGACTTGAAAAGACATTATGATAGCAAACTCAATGAGTTTAAACAGAGAGAAGAAGAGTTAATTAAACAGGCAGTGCCTGAATATAGAGCTCCGAAAACTCCAGAAGAACTTGAAGAGTTTAAAAAAAGTTATCCTGATGTTTTTGAAGTTGTAGAAACAGTTGCTCACATGCAAAGCGAATCTAAGGCAAAAGTTCTAGAAGAACGTCTTAGTAAACTCCAAGAAAGAGAGCAAGAAATATCTCAACAAGAAGCTGAAAAAAGGTTAAGAGAAAGACATCCTGATTTTGATGATATTAGAAACAGTGATGATTTTCACAAATGGGCAAAAGAACAGCCTTCATCTATCCAAGGCTGGATATATGATAACGCTGACGATGCCGACCTAGCCAGTAGAGCTATTGATTTATTTAAACGTGATTTGGGAATTGATGTTCCTGAGAAGATAACTAAGTCATCTTCTAAGACTAAATCGGCTGCTGATATGGTATCTACAAAAACAACTGCTGTAGAACCTAAATCAGAAAAGATTTGGTCGGAAAAGGAGATTGCTGCTATGAGCATAGATGAGTTTGATAAATACGAAAGTGAAATCAGCGAAGCTATGCAACAAGGCAGAATCGTTAAATAAACTATAAACACAAAGGAGTATTATCATGGCTCAATTTTTTGAACCAAGTACTGATACTGATGCTAACTTTGCAAACTCCGTAAGTGGACAAACTAATAGTTTTTTCCTACCTAAGATTTACTCGAAAAAGGTATTAAACTTTTTCAGAAAAGCCTCGGTAGTTGAAGCTATTACTAACACCGACTATGCCGGTGAGATTTCTGCTTTCGGAGACTCAGTTAGGATTATTAAAGAACCTGTGATTTCAGTTTCTGATTACACAAGAGGTTCTGACACTACGCAAACAAAGTTAACCGACCAAGAGATATCTTTGGTTGTAGATAGTGCAAAGGCTTTCAAATTCATCGTAGATGATATTGAAACTAATATGTCACACGTTAACTTCAAAGAAGTTGCTACTTCATCTGCTGCATATGCATTGAGAGATTCATATGATGCTGCTGTAATCGCAACTATGTTCTCTGGAGTTTCTACATCTTCACCTGACCACGTTCTAGGTGCTGATGCATCTGCTGCTACTCAAACTATGGGTCAGCATCAAGGTGGTTCTAACGCTATCGACCTTACAGGTTCTGATGGTACTGGAACTGACCCATTAGACGTGATGTCATTTATGGCTAAGCTACTAGATGAGCAAAGCATACCTGAAGAAGGAAGATGGTTCGTTGCACCGCCTTCATTCTACAATGAACTTGCACAATCTGGTTCTAAGCTTTTAAGCGTAGACTTTAACGCAGGTCAAGGCTCTATAAGAAATGGTCTTGTGTCCTAAGAGACCCTAGTTCTTTCGGTGATATCGTAAGAGGATTGCATGTATACGGAGCTAAGGTTTTAAGACCTGAAGCTTTAGTAACAGCTTTCTACACAGTAGACTAATAAAACTGGGGGAGTCTTCGGACTCCTCCTTTTTTAAGGAGACACAATGGATAATCAAATAAAATATTACGAAACAATACACGAAAAAGAAGAAAAGTGTTCAGAGATGGTAGGTCACAATACTATGAGATTTGAATACGAAGAAGACAAAGGAGAAAAATAATGCCGGGTAAAATGAAGAAAAAGAAAGATATGAGAATGTCTTACATGAATGGTGAAGAAGTTACAAGAAAAAAAATGCGTATGGGTACTAGATATGGTCTAAATGATGGTGGACCTATTGTTATGGCATCTATGGAAAACCAAAAACCTAATTAATAAACGGAGAAAACTATGCCAAGTGGACCGGGAACATATGGAAGTAAAAGAGGTAGACCTGCTAAAAAGACTACTAATAAAAAAGTTATGATAAAAGGTGCTGATGTTTCATCTCTTACTAAAAGACAACAAGATGTAATGAAAAAACACTCTAAACATCATACTGGAAAACATATGAAATCTATGACAGCTATGATGAAAAGAGGTAAAACTTTTACTCAAGCACATAAAGCAGCACAGAAAAAAGTAGGAACGTAGTATGGCTACAACATTCTTAACTCTGACGAATGATGTCCTCAGAGAGTTGAACGAAGTTGTCTTAACTTCATCAAACTTTGGAGACGCTACAGGCATACAAGCGTTTGTCAAAAATTCTATTAACAAATCTATAAACGATATTGCTAATGAAGAACCACAGTTACCTTTCTTTTCGGCAGGTGCTAGTGGTGAGACAGACCCTTTCTATGGTAATACAACTGTAGCAACTACTGCAGGTACTAGATGGTATCTGTTAAAAGATGGTAGTAGTGATATTACTTCAGACTTTGCATCAATAGATTGGGATGATTTTTACATCACAACTATTAGTGTATCTGGAGAATCAGCACCGTTTGTTTCAAAAGGGTTAAGATTTTTAACATTAGATGAGTGGACTAGGTATTACAGAGATAGTGAGAATAGTGATGATGCATCAACTCAAGCTTATGGAGAGCCTGTTTATGTAATACGTAGTCCAGACCATAGAAAGTTTGGGCTAAGTCCTATACCTGACAAAGTTTACAACGTGCATTTTTATGGCTACAACAAGCCAACAGAACTATCAGCGTTTAGTGACACTATAGTTTTACCAGACCAATATGGAAATGTAATAACAGCTAGAGCTAGATATTATGTTTGGCAGTTTAAAGAAAGTCCTCAACAAGCTGCTTTTGCATTAGAAGATTACAAAAAAGGCATGAAGCAAATGAAGTCTAATCTGATAAATCCACAACCAAAATATATGTCAGATGATAGAACATATTTTTAGGAGATATAAATGACAACTAAAATACCAGCAGAATTATCAAGCACTCCCGGAATATCAGATAGTAGTGACGCTACTGCTATAACTATAGGTTCAAATGAAAAAGTAGGAATAGGAACTACTTCAACTGACCATCAGTTATCTGTAAATGCAGCAGACTTTGACGGTATACAACTTTTACAAGGAGGAACTGATACAGGATATATAGGTGTTTATCACGATGGCTCAAGCACAGGAAGAATATATGTCGGAGCATTATCAACAATAGATTTTCAAACAGGTAATGGTGGAGCAACAGATGGCACATCAAGAGTTCGTATTGATGGTAATAATGTTTTTTTAAATGGTGGAACAGATGCAAGAATCCAACTAGGTTCAGGTGGAGCAGGAGCAAATCAAGTAAGCAACAACACAGTTCATATTCGTGGAGATGGCACAAGTATGAAACTTATGGCTGCTAGTGGTGGTGAGCTGTTATATGAACAAAACGGTACAGAACGCTTCAGAATAACTAGTACAGGTATTCTTAGAAATACTGCTGGTGATGGTATGGTAAAAATTGAAGTACCAGCTTTTATATCATTAGCAGATGATTCTTCTGTTTCTATTTTTGTAGATACAGCAGGTAGTTGTTTAGTAAGTGTTTATGAAGGTGGCACAGGTTCAGGTGCTTTAGTTTGGTTAAACTATGCAACCTCTTCCGGTGGTAACTTTCTTAAATCTGGCGGTAATTCAAACTTTGCAAGTTCTGATACAGATGGACAACTTTGTGTTATCAAATCAGCAAATAGCCATTCTGCAACAATAAAAAATAGATTAGGAGGCACTATAAATTTAGCTGTAGGAGTATACGGAACTAAAATAGATAGTGCATCATAATTAACAATGAGGTAAATAATATGTCTTTAACTTATAAAATAGATAAATTTCAAAAAGACCCAGACGATGCTACTAAAACTTTAGTAGGTTTTAGAATAACTGATGAAGCCGGTAATGTTTTTATTATAGATAAAAGAATTACTACAGGTTCTAATTCAGATGAACAGCTAGTAACTGCAGCACAAGCAGCAGGACAAGCAGAAATAGACGAATGGGCTGCATCGTTTGCTAATGTTGGCAAAACTTGGAATCCAGAAACTAATTCTTTTGAATAGAGGTCGTTATGTCTGAACAAACTACAGAAGAAAAAGTAGCAGCTTTAGAATCTAAAGTAGCAGAATTAGAAGCTAGAATAGTAGAACTAGAAGCTGGTAATACAACAATAGGACAAAATGGCTAGAAGTCAACCATACGGTTTTGCATGTTCAGGAGGATTAGTAGATAGTGCTAATCGTTTTGACTTGTTCAAAGCTCCCGGAGTAGCAACTACACTAAGAAACTTTGAAGTTGCTGTAGAGGGTGGTTACAGAAGAATAAACGGTTATAGTTTATTTGGTGGTGGTAGTTCTGCTAGACCTAACTCTTCTAATCAGATATATGGATTGTTTGTCTATGCTGATGGAGTAATAGCTGCAAGTGGTAGTAATATTTATTTTAGTCAAGACGGAACTAGCTGGTTACAAATAAATAAAGCAAGTGTAGCAAGTAGTGGTGATAATCATACTGCATTTACAGGTAGAAGTGCACTTAGTTTAACATCACCAGCTCAGTATAGTTTTGCACTATACGAAGGTACATCTGTTTATGGTGAACTAGTTATGACAGATGCAAGTGGTAGTAATAAACCATTTTTATTTAAAATGACTGGTACAGATTCAGATATTACTAATAGAACATTTTTTGCTAGTCAGATAACAATAAGCGGTAGTACGACTGCAAAGTTTTGTACAATACACGGAAGACGCTTAGTAGTTGCAGGAGACCCGTCAACACCAAACACAGTTTACATAAGTGCTGTTAATGACATAGATGATTTTACTGGTGGAGTCTCAATAACATTAGAAGACCAAATAGTAGGTCTTAAAAGTTTCCGTAACGAATTATTTATATTTTGTAAAAACTCTATCTTTAAATTACAAAATGTTGACAACTCATCAGCTCTACAAGTTGTACCAGTTACTAAAAACGTGGGTTGTTTAGATGGACAGAGTATTCAGGAATTTGGTGGTGACCTAATCTTCTTAGCTCCAGATGGATTAAGAACAGTTGCCGGTACAGCAAGAATTGGAGATGTGGAGTTAGGCACAATAAGTAAAGCTATACAGCCACAGATAAAACAAATAGCAGATAATATTGACACTTTTACAATTAGTAGTGTCGTATTAAGAGATAAGTCACAGTACAGATTATATTACGGTAAGTCTAGTCAAAGTGATTTAATACAAGAAGGAATTATAGGAACACTAAGACCTGAAGGTTGGCAGTGGTCAGAAACAAGAGGTATCGAAGCTCCGGCAGTTACTTCTGGTTTTACAGATAGTGGAGTTGAAAAAGCATTTCATGGTGACTTTGCAGGATTTGTTTATAATCATGATACAGGTAACTCATTTAACCCTGCAGGAACTGAAAGTGATATAGATGCTCAGTATACAACACCTGACATTGATTATGGTGATTTAGGTATGCTAAAAACTTTACAGTATCTAAAAATATCTTTTAGTCCAGAGAATGATGCTACACCAACAATTAGGGTTAGATACGATTTTGAAAGTACGGATACACCACAACCTGCTGATATTAGTATAGGAACTGTACCGTTACCATCACTCTTCGGTAGTGCTGTATTTAATACTAATACTTTTGGTGCAGGAGAACATCCAACAGTGAGAACAGCATTAACAGGAAGTGGACATAGTAATAATTTTAGTATTTTTACAAAGAACACAAATCAACCGTACATTATAAACGGTTTGTACATAGACTACGTACCGTCAGGAAGGAGATAATAAATGGCTCAAAACTACACTAGACAAAGTTCATTCAGTGATGGGGATACTATTACTGCTGCGTTATTTAATAACGAGTACAATCAATTAGTAAACGCATTTGCCTACTCATCCAGTAGTGCAAGTTCTACAGGTCACAGACACGATGGTAGTGCTGGACAAGGTGGTAACATATTTAAGATTGGTGACTTAGACTTTTTAAACAAAATAGAAGTTGATAGTACAAATAATAGATTAGGATTTTATGTAGAAGTTTCATCTTCAGCAGTAGAACAAATAAGAGTACAAGATGGTGCTTTAGTACCTGTTACAGATAGTGATGTTGACATAGGTACAAGTTCTTTATACTTCAAAGATGCATTTATAGATAGCATAACTACAACAGGTAATGTTGCTGTAGGTGGTAACTTAACAGTAACTGGTACGACTACTTTTAACGGTGGTACTATTACTATGGGTGATGCTGCTACTGATAACGTAGTCTTTGGAGCTGATGTAGACTCAAGTATTATTCCTGATGACGATGACACTTATGACTTAGGTAGTGCTTCACAACAGTGGAGAAATATTTTTATAGATGGTACTGCTGAAATAGACACTCTTGCTCTTGATGGTACAACAGTAACTTCAACTGCTGCTGAGTTAAATATTTTAGACGGAGTAACAAGTACTGCTGCAGAATTAAATATTCTAGATGGTGTCACATCAACTACAGCAGAACTGAACATACTTGATGGTGTTACTTCAACCACAGCAGAATTAAATATTCTTGATGGAGTTACTTCAACTACTGCCGAGTTAAACATACTTGACGGAGTTACTGCAACTACTGCTGAACTTAACATACTTGATGGAGTTACATCAACTGCAGCAGAGTTAAACATATTAGATGGAGTCACTAGTACTGCAGCCGAACTAAACATTCTTGATGGGGTTACCGCAACTGCAGCAGAAATAAATGCACTTGATGGGATTACATCAACAGTTACAGAATTAAATATTGTAGATGGTAATACATCTGCTACATCTACTACACTTGCAGATGCTGATAGAGTAGTAGTAAATGACAACGGTACTATGGTACAAGTTGCCTTGACAGACTTTGAAACTTACTTTGAGTCTGCCCTTGATACACTTTCAAATGTTACAACTGTAGGAGCACTAAACGCAGGTAGCATTACAAGTGGCTTTGGAGCTATAAACAATGGCTCATCTGCTATTACAACTACAGGTACAATTACTTACGGTTCTTTATCAGATGGTACAATAACTGTTACAGCTTTTGTAGATGAAGATGACATGTCTTCAAACTCTGCAACGCTTATACCAACTCAGCAATCTGTTAAAGCTTATGTAGATACACAACTAACTGCAGAAGACTTAGATGTAACAACTGATAGTGGAACTATTGCGATTGATTTAGATAGTGAAACTTTAACTATTGGTGGTACATCTAATGAAATAGAAACATCTGCTACAGGTAATGCAGTAACTATAGGTATACCGGCTGCTGCTCAGATTACAACTTCACTAGGAGTTGGTGGTGGTTCTACTAATGGAGTACAGATTTCTCAAGGTGCTATAGCTATTAAAAATGGTGGTACTCAGTCATATATAGATTTTTATTGTGAGTCAAACAATGCACATAGAGCAAGATTACAAGCACCAGCACATGCTAATTTTAGTGGTGATATTGTTGCTACACTTCCTGCAACTACAGGAACACTTGCATTAACTTCAAGTGACATCACAGGTAATGCAGCTACAGCTACAGCGTTAGCAACTGCAAGAACTATTCATGGTGTATCTTTTGATGGAACAGCTAATATAGACTTAACAGAGGTTGTCCAAGATACAGTAGGAGCTATGTTCTCAAGTAATACTGAAACAGGTATTGCAGCTACTTACGAAGATGGTGATGGTACTATTGATTTAGTTATAGGTTCTGGTGTTATTACTAATGCTATGTTAGCTGGTTCTATAGCTAATGCAAAACTAGCTAACTCTAGTATAACTGTAAGTGATGGTTCTAATTCAACAGCTACTGCATTAGGCGGTACGATTACATTCTCAGGAACTTCTAACGAAGTTGAAGTAGCAGAAAGCTCTGGAACAATTACAGTAGGATTACCTAATGATGTAACAGTTGGTAATAATTTAACAGTCTCTGGAAACTTAACAGTTTCTGGTACAACTACACAGACTGGTCCAATAGTATCTGATGATAACTTCACAGGGCTTTTAAATTCTAACACAGGTAACTCAAGTGACTTTGGATTCTTTGGTAAGTATGTAGAGTCAAGCACTACTAAGTTTGCAGGTTTATTCTTTGATGCTTCTACAGATAATACATTTAGATTATTTACCGATACGCAAACAGAGCCGGCTGCTACAGTAAATACAAGTGCTACTGGTTATGCTGCTGCTAATTTAGTTACTGGAGGAATCACAGCAACTACAGGTACATTCTCAGGTGCTGTTTCAGGTACAACAGGTACATTCTCTGGAGACTTAGCAGTAGACACTAATGTTTTAAAAGTTGATACTTCTAATAATAGAATTGGTGTTAATCAAGCTTCACCAACAGTTTCAATAGATGCTGGTTCAAATACAGATGCTATTTTAGTTCCTGTAGGAACAACTGCACAAAGACCAAGTGGAGCAGCAGGACAATTCAGGTTTAACACTACTCTTGGAAAGTTTGAAGGACATAACGGAACTAGCTTTGGTGAGATTGGTGGCAGTAGTGGTAGTGGTGGTAGTTCTTCTGCTTTTTCTAAAAATACTTTTGCAGGAGATGGTTCTACTACAGCCTTTACACTAAATACAAGCATGACCAATGAAGATGGTCTAATAGTATTTATAGATGGTGTTTATCAAGCTGATAATGTTTACTCAGTTTCTGGCACTACTTTAACTTTTGCAACTGCTCCTGTTAACAGTAGAGTTATAGAGGTCTTCCAATTTGAGGGTGGTATTGTTGGTACAGCTCCAACTGTAGACACTATGACTGGTGATGGTTCAGATACTACTCTAGCATTAAGTACAACTCCTTCATCTGAGAATCAAACATTCGTAACGATTGATGGTGTTGTTCAACATAAAGACACTTATTCAATATCGGGTAGCACACTAACATTCAGTGCTGCTCCTCCTACTGGTACAAAAGTAGAATGTGTAACATTTAGTAATGTAGCTGTAACTACTTTTGAAGACGCTGATGGCGATACTAAGATACAAGTAGAAGAGAGTTCTGATGAAGATGTTATAAGATTTGATATAGCAGGTGCAGAAGACTTTACCATGACTGCTAATAGCTTTAATGTTTTATCAGGAAGTAAAATTGACTTAAATGGTACAGAACTTATTCTTGATGATGATGGTGATACATCAATAACTGCAGATACTGACGACCAAATAGATTTTAAAATTGGTGGAACAGATAGATTATCTTTAGGGTCTGATGGAAAATTAAAAGTTACCGAAATAGCACACATTACATCTGGTAATTTAGAAATAGGTAACGGTGACGAAAAACAAATATTTGATGCATCAGATGCTGCAATAAAATTCCAAACTGCTGATACTGAAAGAATGCGTATTCTTAGTGGAGGTGGAGTAGCTATTGGCGGTACAACAGCAGTCTACACTTTAGAAGTTCATGGTACAACTATTTTTAGAGGTTCAACTTATGCACATACAACTATGCCACTTTCAGATGCTACTTATGATTTAGGTCATAGTTCTTACAGATGGAGAAATATTTATTACTCAGGTAGTTTTAATCCTTCTGATAAAAATGAAAAAAATACTATCACTAATAGTGACTTAGGTTTAGATTTTATAAATAGATTATCGCCTGTATCTTATAAATATAATAATGGTACTAGTGGAAGAACACACTATGGTTTACTTGCACAGGATGTTGAAAGTGTCCTATCAGACATAAGTAAGACAGGACAGGACTTTGCAGGGTGGGCAAAAGCTGAGCCTAGTGAAGCACCTAAACACGAAGAAAATCCTGTAACTGATACTAGATATTTTCTGAACTATTCAGAATTTATTGCACCAATGATAAAAGCATTACAAGAGGCAGATGACAAAATAGAAGCTCTTACTGCCCGAATAGAAACTTTAGAGGGAGGAGAATAATATGGCACTTACAAAAATATCAAGAAGCTTATTAGACACAGGAATCTCTGATAGCTCTGATGCTACTGCTATAACTATTAATAGTTCTGAGAATGTTGGTATAGGAACTACATCAGTTACTTCTTCAATAGGCTGGACTCCAAAATTAGTTTTAGATGCTACAAGTGCTGCACTAATTTTAAAAGGTGTCAATAGTCAAGAAAATGCGATTGGTGTATCAAATGGTATGTATCTTGATAGCATGGGTTCAACCACAGGGTCTTATAATAGCTTTTACTTTAGAAATACAAGCACTAACAGTAGTTTTTCTGCGTCAGAAAGAATGCGAATTGATTCTTCTGGTAACTTGCTTTTAGGAACTACAAGCACAGCACAAGATTCTGGTGCTGGGGTCAAATTAAAAGATGATGGAAATGCTCGTTGTTTTTTAGTCGGTGCTAGTGATTCTGGTGAGGGTTTTTCAATGCACAATGGTTCTGTTTACAGATTTTTCGTAGGCTACAATGGAACAGTAAATGCTACTAATGCTTCTATTTCTGCAATTTCAGATGGCAGACTAAAAGAAAATATCAGAGATTTAGATAAAGGTTTAGAAGATATTTTAAAACTGAAGCCTAGACTTTTTGATTGGAAAAAAGGCGAAGGCTCAGATAAAAAAAATGTATCTGGTTTTATTGCTCAAGAAGCAGAAGAAGCTGGTTTTGAAGAATTTATTGGTGGTTGGAAGCATGAAGAATTACCTGATGCAAAATCATTTGCACAAGGCGGACTTATTCCAGCATTAGTAAAATCTAT